AAAAAAAAGAAAATGAAGAAGAAAAAGAAAAAGGAAACATGATTAAATGTCCAACAAAAATTAAGGTTGGATATAAGGATATTACTATTGAGTTCATTCGATCAGACTTTGCCAAGCAGACGGACTGCTACGGTGAATACCATCACCGAGCAAACAAGATTGAAATACAACAGGACTTAACACCGCAAGATTTTGCGAACACACTACTCCATGAAGTTTTACATGCAGTAGCTTATGAAATGAGTTTGACACAAGAGGGAAATATTTTGTCAAAAAATTCAGACGAGGAGATAGTAGTGAACTCAATTACAAACGGGTTACTGACAGTTATAAAAGATAACTCATGGTTTCTAAAAATTTTACAAGAAAACATTAATAAGAAATAGATTAGGGGGAGTGGAGTAACATCTGCTCCCCCTTTTTTTTATGCCTTTTTAACGGGGGCTACGAAAGTCGAAAATCTAGCCCCCGCTACTTACACAACCACCAAGGTAATGCAATTCTATTTATTGTCCCCATATCCTGTCGCTTCTGGATGTGGCCTTGCATCTTTGCTAATCATCTCCCTGAAAGTATCTATTTCATTTCTTTCCTCTGGTGTTGTTAAAGATTTTCTTTCAGTAAAAATAGGAGATTGAGGTTGTGCTGTTTTGTACTCGAAGGCCTTTACATCCTCCCTGTTTCTACGCATGTGGCCATCGGTAATCTGATTATAAAATTCTTCTTCCGCTACAAATTTTCCCTTATGGTCCTGAAAGACGATAACCCATCCTGCGATTAAATCATTGAACACTTGTTTCTCAAAACTGGCAACCGAATTGTGATAGCTCATGGAAAGATATTCGATAATTTTATTTTTCATTAATGAGCGTTCCTCCCCATCACCAAATCTAACCGTCCAAATGGGTTTTTCATGAAGGTTTGTTTTAGGATTCATTCCGCCTTCAGGCACTTCAATTATTTTTACAATAGGTTTTGTCATTTTTTATTATAGATCCCTTCTCCAATTCCCCACAACAGAAAAACAGCCACCCCAAGCAAGAGGATGACAATGATGGCGTAGATATGAAACCAAATCATACTGACCCTCTTTTATATTGGGTCTGCCACACACTAATAATGCGATCTGCTGTGTTTCTTTTATTTCTTATTTCTTTAAATTCTTTGTGAGCTTTTTTCAGTTTAGGACGAAACTCTTGTGTATATTTATCGGAAGCTAAAGCGTGGGTTGTTCTTTCACTATCAGATTTATAATTGTGATAAGTATTAATTTTTAAATCACTTATAAAAGATTTTTCTTCTCTTTTTAAATCTTCAAATTCAGATTCTTTGTCGGCTTCCTCAATGTCAGTATCAGAAAGATAGGTTAATTTTTCTTCTACAATTATTTCATTTAATACAATTTTTTCTTTATTTTCCATTTTCAATTATACCCTCCTTGCGTAAAGTATATGCCATGTCCTTTAGCTTGAAAATATATTTTTTATCTTCCGCATAGACCGATAGAGTTTCAATAAGTTTTTCAATATCCACTTCGTCCACAATGTATTGGCGTAGTCTTTCATTCCTAAAATCTTCATAATGGTAGCTTTCATTTAATAAATCCGTATAAGCTATAACACTATCGCATTTTCTTGTAAAGATTCTTACTTTAGTTGCTGGATTATCAAGGGAAAGCATGTATTCTTCATCATTAAGGGCCTTGATGCCAAAGAAATTATTTCCCTCTTTTGCGAACCTGGAACTGCCATCCGCACCCGATTCGTGGAGGGCTTGAACCAAAGTCAATTCGAGGGGAACTCTACGAAAATCTTGGAGATGGCTATTATAGGCCACCGCACAATCTTTAATGCCCCGAATAAACTCTTGTCGGTTAGTGTATTCAAAATCCCAATTAAAAACACCTGAACAAAGCAACGATAAAGTTGCACACAAGACGGGAAGGGTATTCATTTCTTCTTTTTTTTCTTTAATCTGATGTTGGTAAGCACCGCCAATTTCAAGGCTCGGATAACTTCCCCATCCGTCCTTATAAGGGAGAGCAGATATTTTTTAAAAATTCTTGCAAACATTTTAAAATTTAATGGCGTAGGTATTGCCACTCCCCTTCTTACTGCAAACAACACACAAGCGGTGATGGGGTCCCTCGCTTTGGACATTATTCCCGCACTCTTGGGAGTTCATGCACTTGCGAATGGTGATTTTCTTCTTATTATCATCTGCATCATTGTAGATTTCATTATTTATTTTATACCATTTCATCCTAATTAGATTGTTCGTACTTCTTTATCTTTTCTTCCAATTCAAAAATTTTTAAAATAAAATCTTGAATAGTTCGCATGGGAGCAAACGCATAGCTTTCCTGCACCGTTGCCCTTTCTGGCATTAAAACCAAAAGGTCATTGCCACCAATCCAACCTGTAAATACTTTAGGAGGATTTTTTCTGAACTTCACTTCAATCTTGAGCTTCAAGTCTTGACAAATGGTGGCTTGAACATCACCAGGAAAGGCAGTTAAAGCACCACTTAAAGGCGTTCTAAAAGCTAGACAACCTTGGTGCTGGAACCATTTTGTTACCAAGTGTTCCTTAACCCTACCCTTGTTCTTTGGTTTATTGACCATTTTTCTTATTGAAATAGTCAGACCTTGATTGTGTTATCGCACACGAAATGGCAACAGCTCGTTTGTTTTCCTGATCCAAATTCTTTAAGTTCGGAAACTGGTCTATCAAACCAAAGGCTGTATCTATGTTTCCCAACATCTTCATCGTTTCTTGAGGACCAGATGAATTATTTTGAGAAACTTCTTTTTTTACATTGGCCCCATAGTTGAAATCAGTATTGTCCTGTGGTGGTGCAACGGGAGCTGGACTATCCCCTGAACTTGTAATATTGCTAATGACATTCCCGAAGTCAGTTTTTTCCCAATCAAACTCAACGGATTGTCCAACTTGAATATCACCAACGCCCAATTCATTTGTCTTATCATAGGCTTTCAAGGGAAACTTAAATTTAGGGTTATCTACATCAATCACTAATCCTTGAAACCCCTTTCCAGTTTGGTATTTTTCTTTTACTTTACCTGTTAACATATTTTTTACTCCTTTTATTTTTGGTAAACAATCTTTCAATCTTTGCATGGTTATCCCATCCTTTCCTAAACAGTTTAAACTGGGCGAATCCCAACTTTAAATCTTTTTTAGAAAACTCTTTAATCTCCAGTTTGCTGTTGTCTTTTGGCAACCTGACTATAATAGCTTTATCAATATTAATATTATCTGTTTCTTGAATGAGTTGACCATACGCACCCAACTGAATTACTGTATCTTCATAGATGGCTTTCCCAGTTTTAAAATCTATTAAAATCATTTCGTCTTTATCTTTTTTTTTGTTATATTTCTTAACTAAAAGATCAGGACAACCACCATACAGATATTTTTTGGATACCATTTGCTGCTCTGTCCACCCTATTTCAAATTTATCAGAATTGGGAAATTCAACAAATTTAATCCACCATTCCTTGAACTTGTTAAACGCTTTAATGACTTTTTCATCAGTTGGTTCTTCATAATCCCGACCTCTAATAAAACTTTCAGCAAGATAATGTACCGAAGTCCCCTGGCTACCCGCAGTATCTCTGGTTTCACGATAGTCCAGGCCCTCTTTCCCCTGCTTCCAGGCCCAATGTATTAAAGCACCACTATTTTTAAACTTACCTATAATGGTTGTCGTACCAGGCAGCAACTTTCCATCTAATTCATATTTTCCTGTTGGCATTATTTATTTTTTTCTATTGTTTTAATTTCATCTAAATGGTCTTGGGCCTTGAGCTTGTCATCATAATTCTCATCTTCTTGTTCAGGAATTAAAGATTCAACGCCTTCAAAACCAGATACAATGTGATAATTTTTCTTTTTCTTGGGAACTAAACATGTTTCCCCCTCCCAAGACACTTCTTTAAGATTTTTTTTCTTAAAGGCATCTAATTTATTTATTAAATTTTTCAATTTATTTTTATTAAAATTAAATTTTTCAATAACAAGTTTATGCAAACCTTCTCCCAATCTTTCCAAATCCAATTTGTCTTGCATTTTTTCTTCCTCTTTAAGATTTTCTTCATAGGTCCATTGAGCGGTTTTACTCATAATACCTCCAAATCACTAATCGGCACAATTTTTAATACATTGTTTTTTATAGTCATTGTTGAGTAACGGGGGGATGATAAAATTTTTTCAGAATTTGCTTTATATCGAGAAGGAAATACTTTATGACCATCTTCGTTCTTATACAAAATTTGCACTTCAACATCCCCCCCTCGTAGTTTCTCCACACTTAAACCAACCGATCTATTGTACCAAATAGGCTTTTTTATTTTAATTATATTCATACAATGTGCTATCTATTTTCAACCATCATTAAATTCAACGATTTCACTGATAGTATTGATGACTTCTTCTTCCTTTTCGTGAAGTGCTTCCAGCTTGTCCAGTTGCTTCCTCACTTTTTCCTGAACCTTCTCAAGTTCACTTTTTTTAATTTTCTTCTTCGCCATGACTATCCTTTCTATGATATTTTTATATATTATTTTCTTGATTTTTCAAAGAAAAAAATGTTATAGATAATTATGAAATTAGAAAAATGGCGTATAACCAAAGGTATTAAGTATAGTGAACTGGCAAAAATGATGGAATTGACCGTTAAAAATCCGATAGCCAAGCTGCGAGGGTATTGTATAGGTCCTCATATTCCCCGTGAAAAAGAAATTATGCAACGCATATTCAAAATCACAAAAAAGCAGGTTTCGGCTAATGACTTCTACGACTTAAAATGATAGTAGTGAATGACCAACCAACAAAGGATAATATACTATCGTTGGATTAACATTTGCAAGGAATTGAACTATTTGTGGCCCACTATGGAGAAAGATTTGCGAGAATTGGCCTGTAATGAGTGAAAAAATATTTTCTAAACCTGTCAGGGTTAATGATTTTATAGCCAATACAGTTAATCTTTCAAATGAAAATATGGGCATTTACTGGCGATTATTGTGCTACAGTTGGGAAAGCAAAGCTATGCTTTGCAATAATGAAGAAGATATTTATGAAATTACAAAAGCATATAATGAGGAAGTAAGAGAAAAGGTTGATAAAATAATAAGCAGATACTTCATACCTTATGAAAAATTTAAACTATTTATAAATGAAGTTTTAGAAAACCTAGCTAAATATAAATTTTCTGAAAACCATTGTATGTATATCAAAAAATATTATCTTAATGTGGATAGTAATTGTTATTTTCAAAAGGCCCAATGGCTAGAGTGGGTAAGGGTTAATGGCAATTTTATTAGTCAAAGCAGTGCTGGGAAAATAGGAGGTCAATCGAAAGCCAATCAGAACTCAAACGAAACCGAAGCACTTATACCTATACTTAAACCAATACTTATACCTAAATCTAATAA